TATCTTTCCTCCGTCACGCGCTGCCGCGCGAGTAGACGTAAGCAACCTCGATCGTCGCGGTGATAATGCCCCATTGGTCGCCCACGTCCTCTGAGGTCATCACCTCGCTCCATTCTACCACCTGCACGGACTCCACTCCGTTGACCGCGAGCGTTGCGCCGTCGCTCCGCTCGACCGCATTTCTCACGTCATCCAGCAGCTTGATCGCGTCATCGTGCGGCGTGGAGGAGCGGACTAAGCAGTCAACCGCGATCCGCTGGATCGCCTCGCCCTGCCCGTTGGAAAGCGTCTCCAGCTCGGCCACCCCGCCCTGCTCGGGCACCAGGTACACCGCCGGGACGCGCACCTCCTCGCGCCGCTTTGGCTCGGTGCCGACCTCAACGAGGTCGGTCTCGTAGCCGTTGGCCGTGCTGATATCCTGCAGGTCCGACACGATCGCATCGCGAATCGTCTTGGTAATAGGCACGACGATCACCTCCACGTCGTCGAAGAGTACCGCATCGCCCGAAGCAGCAGATTGGATGTTGCCAAGTCGTAGGTTCACCGTGATGGACGACCCGCGCGCCACAAACGACCCAGACAGCTTCGTCCATTCATCACCAACTACTTGCTCGTCAATGTTGCGCTGCTTCGATGCAGTCGGATTACTGGCAGCAAGAATAGCCGTCACGTTCCCGCGCGCCAAACGAGCGTAAACAGAGACGACTAAAATATCCCCCGGCTCAACCGTCACATCTTGGTATGCTTCCCCAGACTGAAGCGGGTCACCGACGAACTGCCGCCAAGCGTAAACATAGCAAGCGTAATCGCCCGTACGGCCACCATACGCATCAGTTACGAGCGCGTGGCCAAGCGTCCAGCCGGTACCACCAGACTCGAAGCTTGGATTGGTGACGAGGTTCCCGGCCATCACACCACCTCGAACGTGCGCCCGATCAACCGAAACACGCGCTCGCGGTTTTTATCCACGGCGGGCGCGAGATACGGTCGCTTCGGGATCCGCGCACGCCCTACCACGCCACCGAACTCGTGGATCCGCGCGTATGGCACGCGCTGCGGGCCAATTTCCGCGCTCCAGCGGCGGCCGCGGCGGTACACGTCGAAGCTGATCGACTGGCGCAGGCGTCCGGTGTCGACGCCCAGCACGTGCGGCGGGGCGGTCACCGGGCGCTTCTTACGCCGCGCCCTGGTGCGCGATCCGTGGATATTCTTCTTCGCGCTCGCCTCGATCAGCTGCGCCGCGCGGTGCAGGTTCCGCTCGATCGCCGACGGGATCTTTCGCGCGGTGCGCGAAGTCCACCGCTGGAGCGCGCGCTGACCGATGATCTTCAGGCGGATCTTCATCACATCGACACAGGCAGCTTCGCGTAAGGAGCAAGCTGCAGCCGGAACATCGCCTCGGCGGCATCGAGCGGCATCGGCGTGATCGAGCCGTCCCCGATCACCTTCGACACCAGGCCGAAACACTCCCGCGTCAGGAACGCGCTCACGACCCAGTTGGTAGCGAAGTGCACCAGCGACTCGGGCACGGTGTCATAACCGGCGGTATAGGTCACCTTCCAGTTGCGCACACCCTCGGTCCACGTGCCGCCCAACAGCCGGATCTTCCCGCACCCGCGCCAGTTCTCGTCACGCAACCCGTCGAGCACGTAGTTCGACGGGTCCAGCAACGACGTGGATTCGGACCGTCCACCAGCGCCGTCCGAGCCGTAGCTGACCGAATAAACCGACGACACCGAGACCAGCGGCCCCTGCCGCAGGTATAGCGTATCCGTTCCGGTGCCGTCATAATATTCCGTGTAGGTCGCCTCGGTCAGCACGCGGCCCGTAATATCTTTCGCCTTGTTACTGATCTCGGAGATCAGCGAGTTCAGGAGATCGTCCCACGTCGTGTTCGAGCTGGCGAGATTCAGCCGTTCCTTCACGCGCGCCAGCGTGGTGAGCAGCCCGGAAGTCTCGGCTAGCACCTCGGCGGCCGATGAAACCTGCGCCGTGTAGGTATACGTTCCCTCGTCCGTGCCGGACGGGTTCGTTACCTGGAGCAGCCAGTTGCCGGTCTGGTCCGGTGTGAACTTCAGCGAGACGAACCCGGTCGTCCCGATATCGGTCGCCGTGACCGTCAGAGACGAAACGTCACCGTCCGGCTTGTAGAGCGTGGTCGAGAGCTCGCTCGCCTTGCTCGGTACCGGGTCACCGTTGATATCCCGCACCACGTGCAGGATCGTGACCTCGTTGCCCTTGCCGACGTGGTACGCCATGACTTACTCCTCGGCCTTGACCACGTACCCCTTCGCCTCGGTCGTGCGCGGCGACTTCCTGGGCCGCCCGCGCTTGACCTCCTCGACGTAGCCAGCAGCGAGCCAGGCGCGGACCGCGTTGTTGAGCTCGACGACCTCTTCCTGCCCGATCTTCCGGCCGACCTTTTCCTTCAGCCAACGGATCTTCATCGTACCTCCAGCGGGTCAAGGGGGCGGGGGCCGTAACCCCCGCCCCGAGCCCCGCTTACGCCACCGTGACGTTCTTGTAGATGGTGAACGCGCTGGGCACAGGATCCCGGTCCGCTTGAGCCCGCGGACGGCGATCTGGAAACTGGAGAACTTGAACTGCTCCGACGCGGCGACCTCGAAGCCCATCAGGTCGCCGAACACCATGTGGTAGGAACCGAACGGCCCGAAGTAAATATACGACTCGTTCGTCCCGGTCCCATTGTTGGTCGCGATCTGCTCGCTAGTATAGACCGGGTAACCGAGCAGCCGGCCCTCACCGCGCCCCGGGCCGACCAGGTTCGAGGAAAGCTCGCTGGTGTTCCAGTGGAAGATCGGCTGCCCGTTGGAGTCAACGAGCGCGACGATCTGCTGCAGGACCTTCGGGTGCATGACCCACGCGGCGTTCCGGCGCGAAGCCCGCTTCGACGCCTTGAACACCGTCTCGACCAGCTTCGCGAACGTCGGCGCGCCGGCGGTCTGCGTGACCGAATTCACGCCGGTGGCCGCGATCAGCCCGGTGAAGTTCGACCCGGTGCCGTCGCCCTCGAGCGCCTGCGCGTCCTCCAGAAGTCCAGTCGCCTCGCCGAACACGACAGCGAGGAACTGCATCATGAGGACCGCGTTATCCTGCGCCAGCTCGCCGGAAAGCTCGGTATAGGTCCCGAGCTTTTTGGCGGTCAGATTCTTCTGCGCAAACGGGCCACTCGACCACGCCTCGGCCGCCGAGGACATGTCCGTCTCCTCGGGCACGATGTACGCGGTCGGCGCGGTGTCGAGCGCCGGAAGCTGATGGGTCTTCGTAGTCATCGGCACGGCGGTCGAGAGCGACCGAACGATACTCGCGTCCTCGGCCAGCCGGAGCACGACCGCTTCAAACACGGTGGGCACGGTGTACCCGCCCTCGCTGTCGGTGTCCTCCTGGAGGTCAGCCTTCTGCCGCCAAGCCTTGCCCCACCGCTCGGACGCCTGCTTGTCGATGCGATCCATCAGTTCGCGCATCTTCGCGACACCGTGGCCGCCCAGCTTGCCGACGCACCGAGACAGTAGGCTGGCCCGCAGGAACTGCGCCGCGTCCTGCACCAGCTCGCTCGGCAGCTTCCGGAACAGATCCTCGGCCCGCCGGAACTGCACCTCGCCGATCTGGTCGATCACCTGCCGCTCGCGCGGATCGCGCGTCTCGATGACGGCGAGCGTCTTGCGCACGTCGTCAACCTCGGACTTTACATTCTCGACCTTCTCGTCGACAGCCTTTACCTTCTCATCAAGTCCATCGACGGCGTCCTTCACCTCGCCGACATCCTCGCCGATCTTCTCAATCGCCTCGATGGCCTTGGTGGCCAGGTCCTTTTCCTTGTCCATTTGCTTGTCTCCGTATATCTACCGGCCCCGCTTCCGCCCTGCGGCCTTGCTGCGCGCCAGCGCAGCGGCCGCGACGATGCCGAGCTCAGCAAGATAGTCTTCATCCTGCGCGGCATCTTCCGCCGCGCGCGCAAGCTCCGCGTCACGATCGCGCGGAACAAGCTCGATCAGCTTCGCCAGCGCGGTGATCCGCGCCTCCGCCTGCGTGAGCCGTTCCTCCAGCGCGGACAGCCGATCCGTCTTCGTGTCGCACGCCTTCAGCGCCTCAATGAACTCCCACCCGCCCTCGTCGGGAGGAAGCGCTGCGGCTGCCTTCTGCATGCGCACCAGCGCGGACGGATTCGCCGGGATCGCCACGGCGGAGAACTCGTAAAGCTCCTGGCGCGTGAACCGGTATCCCTTGAACCGCCCGTCCTCGTGGATCTCCTCGTATTCGAGCGGCATGAACCCGACGCTGAACGCGCGCATGTCGCCGGCCGAATACAGCGCATCAAGCTCGCGCCCGAGCTGGGTCTGGAGATTGAAGTGAAATCGCGCGACCAGCCCTTCGTCGGTCACGCGGATATCATCCGTCCCACCGACCACGAGACGCGGGTCGTGCGCGAACAGGACCACCGGGTTCTTCCGATAGTTCTCCAGCTCCCACCCGGAAGGCTCGATGATATCGCCATCGCGGTCCGGCTCGCCGGTGGAGACGACGGCCTCGTAATACCCGGGCTCGCCGGCCTGCTTGACGTAAACGGTCCGCTGCCGCTTGTCCATGTCATTCCTCCATCACGGGCACGAGCGTGCACCTACAGTTTACCACTTCCTCCGCCGGCGCCCCGGGCTCGTGCGGGTGCGTGAGCCCGTTGGGAAACGGCTGCCCGGACTCGCGGACCACGCCGTCGTTGATGATGTGCGAATCACGCACGTCCTCGTCTCCGGCGGTCAGCCATTCCCACCGGCGCACGCCCTGCTCCTCGCCGGCAATCACGCGCCCGTTGTTATAGGCGCTCGCCACCTCGGTCCGCACGATCACCTGCGCTCGGCGAGCCTCCGCGTTGAACACTGCCCGCACGCGATCCTTCAGCTCGCGGTTCGACTCGCCGGCCGCCAGCCCCTCCAGGAGCGTGCGTTCCACGCGGCGGCGCACGGTATTCGAGACGTTGACGATCGCCGGGATCCGCGACCGAATGAACTCCTCGACGGCCGGCGTCATGAGATCGAACGTACCCGCCGCGCCGATCTCCGCGATCAGCGCGTTTCCGCCCGCCTTGACGGCATCTTCCGTCACCGGCTGCAATCGGCCGACTAGTTTCTCGCCCTCGACCTGCGCGTCCCAGAGCAGGTGATCGACAGGGGCCTCGGTATCTTTCACATGGCCGGACTTTGAACTTTCAATCCGCCGCAGCGTCTCCGCGCGCAGCTCGATCAGCCACCGCCCGACCACCCCGCGCGCCTTGCGCTCCAGCGGGAGCATCTGCTCCAGGTGCTGGCGCCACCGCTTCACGCGCTCGGCGCGGTCCTGCTTTTGCACGGTAGAAGCTAATTTCTCGTTGTTAGCCTCGACAGACTTCTCGCTGTCGTCGTAGATGCCGCCGCTCAACAGGTCCTCGGCCGGCAGTTTCGTTGCATCGAGGAACACCGTGTCCCGCCAGTCGGCATCCTCGAAGCCCCACTCAAAGTATTCATTGAGCTCGTTCCCGGTGAACCCGATCCCGTGCAGGATCTGCGCAATATCCACCTGCTCCCGGAAATCGTCCTGCAGCGCCTCGACCTGCGACGTGTCGAACTCAACGTACATCTTCGCCGTCGCGCTGAACCGCCCAAGTAGCTGCGTCGTAATCGTGCGCTCAAGCCGCCGCGCCAGCGGGAGCAGCACATGTCGCCAGATCACTCGCTCCTGGCCGAGCACGTTCGCGCGATTCGCGTCGTCCACGTCCCCGAAGAACAGCGGCCCGACGCCGAACGCAGCGCGGATCGTTTCGCGGTGGAACCGGCGCTGCTCGATGAACTCCATGTCGCGCTGCGTCGCGCCGAAGTCCTCGACGTCCCATTCCGCGCCGCCCAGCACCGCCGTCCGGAACCGCGCGCCGCGGCCGGAGTGCTTGGCATTCAGTTTCTCTTCGAGCTCCTTGGCCTGGTCCTGCGTGAGCCCCGGGCTTTTCGTCGTCACCACCAGCCCGAGCCGCGCGCCGTTGGCAAAGAACTCGGAGTTGAACTCCCCTGCCGCGATATCCTGTGCGAGATCGTTCGTCAACGCGCGCACGGGCGAGAGCGACTTCCACGGATTCTCGGGATCAGGAAACCGGAACCAGATGGCTTCGTACGGCGAGAGCGTCTGCTGGTCACTACGCCGCACCCACGCGACGCCATCCTTCGTCACGCGCGGCTCGTAGCCCTTCGCGTCCTCCGCGTACACCGCCACCGGGAAACTCTTAGGCCCGGGATCGACGCCGCCCCACTCCAGCCTCCAGAGCGCGCCGTGCTCGGACTGCAGCATGATATAGACCGTGCGCTCCAGGAGGTCGTGCTGCGTGTCAATCGGGTTCGGCTGACGCAGCAACCGCACGACCGGCCCGTCCGTGACCTCGTTCTCCGCGCTGCCCGCATATACGCGCAGCGGCGCCTGCATCAGCGACTCCGCGATCACGCGCATCGCGCGCTGGAGATATGGGTGCTGCGCGGCGGCGTGCGCAGGCGTGGTCAGGCCGAGCTTCGACAGGAACTCGGATTCCTCGCCGCGGATCCACGCCTGGTCGAACCCGGCCGGGAACGGAATGATCGCGCCCTTCAATGCCTGCGCAGCGAGCCGGATCCGCTGCCCGATGCCAGCGCGGGGGATCTTCAGACGACGCTTCGTTTTCAGCATTAGCCCACCCATGCGAACACGTTGCCGGCCTTGATCCGACCGTGGTTCGCGAGTGCCATCGCTATAACTATATCATCATGCATTCCTTCCGGTGCGCTGTATCGATATCGCCCGGAGACCATTTCTTCGTAAGCAAACGCTTCGAGCTCACCGATCACCATGTCGTCGGCTGGAAACGCGATCTCCCCGCATTCCAAGGAGGTGGCGAGTCCAACGATCAGTTTTGCCTTCGATTCATTCGAGAACTTCACGGGCGCGAGCGGGACGCCCTCTGCTGCGAGCTGGTCGAACACCGGGTCCCCGACGCCCGTGCTGTCGATCCAGACCGTGCCGCCCCACCGCTCGGCGAATGCGCGGACGCGCGCGATGATCTGCAGCCAGTCGATCCGATGGAACCGCTCGAAGCCGTGATACTCGCCGCTATTGAGGTCCTGCGCGACGAGCACGGTGAAGTCTTCATGCTTCGCCAGATCGCAGCCGATGATATAACGCGCGCCCGGTGCGGGCTCGGCGCGCCAGCCGGGGAGCGTAGCGCACGCGCGGATGTTCCGGAAGACCGCCCCTTCGCCCTCGATAAACTCAGCTAAGAACTCCTGGCGGAACAGGTGCTCCGGCATCTCCTGGCGGACGGTCTCGATGAACTCGCGGATCTCCGGCGCCGGGTTCTCCGTGCTAGGCCCGTGCACGACGGCATATTTCGAGTCGCCGGATTTCGCCCGCTGGTACCAGTCGAACACCCAGCTTTTCCGCCCGCGCGGCGTCGTGATCGCGAGGCATTTCCCGCCCGTGTCCGCGAGCGTCGGGAGCAGGTCCTCGTAAATGATCCGTTTCTTCACGCGCGCCGCCTCGTCGATGATCGCCAGGTCGATCCCGCGTCCCAGCGCGGCGCCCTCGCGGTCGAAGCTGCGCCAGAGGATCTTGCCGCCGGACACCAAGCGCGCCTCGGCTTGCGGGTGCGTGCGCTGCGAGAGGATCACGGGCGACCAGAGTTCGAGGAATTTCTCGCGGCCGATACTCGCCGTGTCGTGCGTCGGCGCGCCCCAGAAGACTTGCTTGCCCTTCAGCGCCCAGAATCCGGCCAGTTCCGACGCCGCGTGCGTCTTCCCCGCCCGCCGCCCCATCACCGCCACGATGAACCGCGCGTCCGATTCCACCGCCTCGAAGAGCCGGCGCTGCCAGGGGAGACGAAGCGGAAGCTCAACCTCGACCAGCGGCATCGTCGCGCTTGTCCTTGATGACGATTTGCAGCGGGCCGCCGGTCTCCCCGGTCACGGCAAGCTGCCGACGGTCGCGCCAGCGATCGGGGCGGCGGTTGAGGAGCCAAAAGATGATCGCGGTCACGTTCCCAGTGATGGCCTTTTGAAGCAAAGCATGTTCCACAAGGTCCGTCGCCGCGTCCCTGGCTTCCTCGATCCGCTTGCGGAACTCCGGGTCACGGCGGGCGGTCGTGTAGACCGTGTTGTCCGAGATGCCGACGGCGGCAGACGCCTTGCGGACGCTATGCCCCTCCCGGAGCAAGGCGAAGAATTTTTCCCACGTCTTCTCGGAGACCTTCCGGCCCTTGGCCATGCTTCCGCCTCCTATTTCAGGATAGCACGCCCGCAAGTAACCAGGCCAAACTGGCCGCGTTTCTCCCGCCCGCCCCTGGCACCAGCGGTAGCGCGCCAGCGGTGGCATTTGGTTTACATCTGGTCGCCGCCGGGCACGTTTTGTATCATTCGCCACGTTTTCGTTTTCGCTTTTTGGGGGTGTTTTACGCTGTTATCACGTTCCTGGCAAAGCTTACCCTGACCCACCAAGACTTTAGCTTTCTTGGGCTATTTTCTCTTTTACTTCGCCTTTATTTTATGTTAGGTTGCACAGGTTTCACCCAGGTTGCACCCATAAGTTATTGAAAAATAAAGTGTGTGAAACCTGTGAAACCTGTGAAACCTGTTTTGGAGT